TTAATCTAAACTTGAGATGCTGATAATTTTACCATCTTTAACAACAGCATTAACCTTGCTGCATTTATAGTCAGCATTAGAGTTCCTGGTTGCATATCTTTTTTTAGCCAAACAAGTTTTAAAGTCTGGCATAATAAGTGTTCTTTTAGAATCTGGTGGATTTCCAAGATATAACATTAGGCTAATGACTATTTCCATTTTTTCTTACCTTGTCTTTAAGTGTTTCTATATCTTTAAGAGCTTTGATAGCTGCTCTTCAAGATGATCTAGTTTAATTTGTGTGTGAATATTCTTATCTAAAGCTTCTTGTTGCTTATCTGTCTGTTTAAAGAGCTCTTCTATAAGCATAAAGATCTCTAAATTTTTTGGAGTTTGATCTGCCTTCTTTAATAGATCTGCTTCAAACAAAGTATCAGATGTCTCTAATCTAGTTACTCTTTCTACTATTCCAAAGTAACCCCAGACACCAATAGCAACAGTTATTACTATTGATATAAGATTTCTCATTGGCATTGAGATAGCTGTATTGTCTGAAACTTTCATCTTCCTTGACCTTTGTATCTAGTTAATTTCTTATTAAGCTTTTCGCTTTTTGATAGGCTCTTCTTATGAATACCTTTTCTCTTTGGAGGCTTCTCTCTAGGTGTGAAGCTAACGAACTTCTGTTTAGCCATTACTTCTTTTTAATAAATTTTGTAATACTAGATGATCCAAAAGATCCACCAACTATTGTTAAAATGATTATCCAGAAATAGTCTGAAGCTAACTCCAGGATTTCCCAGCCTCGCAGCATAGCTTCTTGGAGAGATGGCACGAAATGTGCTAAAAAAATTAAAGAAAAAATTATAACTAAATATTCATCTTTTAGTGAGCTTTCGCTAGATTTTAAAGATTGAACATCTGTATTAGCAGCATGATCTAATTCTTTTTGTCTAACAATTTTATCCTTCTCTAATTTATGTTTAATTGCTCCAAATGTTTTTTCAGCAATAATTTTAGTTAAAGGATTTTTAAGTAGAGCAAACCACATTTAATATAACCAACAGTTAGGTCTGGCATCAAAGCCAAGATCATTATTTAATAAATCTATATGGATAAAAGTTTTAGCAATTCCTAATCCAGTAACTTTGTCTGCAAAATAAGATAATAATTCTTTTCTATGTTGAGAGTTAGAGACATGTATATCTACCGCAAAACCAGTTGTATGAGGTCCAGAGAGACCAGTAGATGACACCTTACTATTATGATCACTACATCTGTAAGCAGAGGTCAAAGTTAATGGTCCTAATACATTTCTAGCTTTTTGTAATACATCTAATAATTCAGATGCAACTTCTAATCTGTTGCAACAACTACATCTAAATTCATCTGGTTTAAAATTACACCAATCCTCTTGCCAGTCGCCTGGCTCTCTTATCATTGTCATTTGATTTCCTATTTTATGTTGAGATAACCGATACAAGCAGCAGCTAAAGATCCTAACACTACAAGAACTTTAACAATTCCTTTACCAGTTGATACATGATCGCTTAATTGTTCGACCTTCTTTTCAAGTCTTTCAATAGACTTTAAAATATTATTCATTCTTTCAGCACATAGTTTTTCATGTGAAGAAAGTCTTATGCCTACTTGTTGATTAACTATTGTTGCTGTTTTCTTTTTAGGCATATTAATATTGTAAAGATACACCTCTAATTCTAGCTTCTTTAGATCCAGAAGATTGATTAGCAAAAGATATTTTATATTTTAATTGTGTTCCAGCAGTAACAGATAAGTCATTTACTTTTGCCATTTTAATTCCAGATGCAAAGTCTGGCATAGCTGTCATTGTAGCTGTTGTAAAATTAGAACCATTGTCTGCTGATAATTGTAAAACTATATCTGTATTTAAAGTGTTTGTTCCAGCATTGTCTTGGTAAGTAATAATAGCTCCCATTTTAGATGTGCTTGATGGAGCTGTAATTACATTAGATATAAAGTTTCCAGTTGCATTAGTTACTAAACTACTTGTAGCCTCTTTTAACATTAAAGAATTTTGATATGGACTATTACTTACATTACCACTTACTCCTACAAATCTAAAATATCTGTATTGTGTAGTGTTAGTAAAATCAAAATCTGTATATGCATTTGGATTACTTCCAACAGTACCTTGCCAAGTAAATGTACTTAAAAGGTCAGTATAATTAGTACCATCATTTGAACCTTGAAATTTCCAAACTCCACAACTAGCATTATTTCCTGTATTTAATCTGAAACTATTTACAATTTTACTGTAAGAACTGCCCATATCTAGCGATATTATATATGATGTACTATTTGCTTCTGCATTATGAAAATACCAATCTTCATCAGAACCACTATCATCATAAGTAGTTCCACCATCTAACCAAACATTATCAACATTTGTATTAGTTCCAGCTGGAGTAAATCCAGAAAATGACACTACAATACCTTCGCTACCTCTATCAGATGTGTTTAAAGAAAAAGAACCTAATGAACTAACTACACTTGATACATATTCAGCAGTATCTCTTGCAGAGGTAGTGTGTGAGGCTATTCCAGAGCTGTCTTGAAATACATCTACAAACATTGAGTTAGTATTGTAAGCACCTTTGTTTTCGTTAGATGCTTGTCTCAAAGCAAGAGTAGAAATATCATTAACAATTTTATTATCATCAAATGATGTTGCATGTTGAGATACATTAGATGCAGCTATTCTAGCATCGGCAAATGTTCCAGAAGTAATTTTAGATGCAGCAAGATCTGGTACTTCAGCAGCATCCAAAGTTATCTTTGCATTATCAATTATTCCATTTGTATTTGTGCCAAGTAAATTGGCTATATCTCTTGCTCTAGTCATTTAATATTTCCTTGATTGATTTGAATTTTGTAGGCTAGATATTTCTACCTAGCCTTTATGTGTTATGCTTCTAGTTCAGCTTTTTTAGCTTTTATATCTTCTGCACTAATTGGTGTTGTTCCTCTCCAATTAATAGTAGCAATACTTTCATCATCTGTTGCTAAATTTTCGTAAGAAAAATCTGCATCAGGATTAATTGCTTTTATTGCGTCAGCTATTTCTATTATATTATTTGGCATTGTTTATCTCCTATACTGTGTATCTTATTAAATCAAATCTGTTTGGGTCTCCTTCATAGTTAGTACTTCTATGACCAGTTTTAGTTGTTCCACTATGACTATGAATTAATAAATGAGGAGATACATAATAATTAGTTCCTGCTGACATACCTAAATCAGATGGACTATAAATACCAATAAGATGCAATACTTGGTATCTTTCACTATCGTGACCAGTACCAATACCATAAGCAAATTCTCCAGTTGATTGTTTTAATCTACTGTCATTTGTAGTTGTACCCCAACTATCTGAAGTATTAACACCAAATGCTAATCCAACATACATATCACCTTGAGCTTCGATAGCAGTTTGTAATTTTATCTCTATTAAATCAGTTGAAGCAGTAGGTGTAACTTGTATAGGTGTTCCAAAATTATAAGCTGTATTAGAACTTCCTGAATGACTTGTATTTCCTAAACCACTTCTAGAAATTTGTGCTATTGAATAAGCACCAGTTGATATTGTTCCATATTCAGGTGCAGTTGCACCAGAGTTCATTTTAAGAACTTGACCAGCTGTACCTTTTGGCACTCTCGCTATTGCAGATCCACTATTATAATAGAGATCGCCTTGAGCTGTATTGCTAATATTTAGCAAGTCTGCGTCTGTTCCGTTGCTACCAGCAGAGGACATGATCTGCCAATAAGTTCCGTTTGATACTGCGTTACCAGTTGATGCTAATATACAAACATAACTAGATCCACCAGAGCTTACAACATCATCAACTACATAAGCAGTTCCGTTATTGTAAGGTCCTTTCCAGTTAAATTTGATAGCACCGATATTTACTTGAGCCATATTGAAATTCCTCCTTATATGGTTGCTATTAAAATGCCATTGCTAATGCTAAAGGTAAAACCAGAAGCACTAAATAAGACATCATCGAAAGAGGCATAAGTTGAACTGTCGATATTGTCTGCACCTTTGTTGGTAGTTGTAACTTGTAAATTGTTTGGACCTGGAGTTGGTGTATTCGCAGTTCCTCCCATATTAGAATGACTTGAACAGTAGTAGTAAAGAGTAGGAGCTCCAGTCGCTACAACAATCGTTACTTGCGTTGAGCTATTGTGAGTTACACCAGTCGTATATTCTGATCCACTAGCATGAGTACCATTTGAAGTCGTTGAAAATTTAAAAGGATGAGCTGAAGGATAATTAAATACATAAGTATTACCTTCGTATAATTCTAAAGTATCTTGTTGAACACCATCTATAAAATATTTATTAGCACCACCAACTGAAACTACTGTTACAGTTTTAACTAAAGTTGAGCCAACAAAAGATTTTTTAAATCCATAAACTTCTGCTGAACTAGCAGAGCCTGGTTGAAATCTTGAGTTTCCAGAATTATAAACTAATACTTGTCCATCACTAACACCACCAGTAGTTACATCTGTTAAATCATTTACTGAAATACTTGATAAGCTAAAAGTTCCAAAAGTTACTATCTCAAGAGTATCATTAAGATTTGCTCCGCTTGCCAAAACAACAGAAGTTCCATTCGTTGCAGTTACATCTGTTCCAGCAACAAGCTTAACTCCGTTTAAATATATATCTGCAAATAGAACTCCTCCAGCTACATCGTAAGCCAAAGTATTACTGTTAGCATCGCTTCCAGAAAAAGTAGTTTGACCAGCAGTAGCAGTATATTTAAACCTGGCAGTCGTTCCATTAACGGATGAGCCAGCAAGAGCAAACGATGATCCATCGTAAATTTTTAATTTATTTGCTGTGCTATCGTACCAAAGATCTCCATTGTTTAGTGAACTTGTCGGAGCGTTAGCTGATATTCTATAAACTTCTGCAAAATTATTTACTGAAGTTAAATTATTATTTACATTCGTTACTGCTCCACTAGCAGCAGCTAAAGATGATAATCCAGAAATTCCAGCAAGAGTATTAATATTTGTAGCATTTGAATTTACACTTGAAACAGCACCAGCAATATTGTTCACTCCAGTTACAGCAGCTTGAATACCAGAAACAACATTTACATGAGCTTGATTAGTTGAAGTTAAAGTTAATTGCCTCCATTGAGTATTAGTCAAGTCATAGACTTTCATAATATCATTTGCTGTATCAAAATAAATTGCTCCATCCACTAAAGCATTTCCATCATTATCAACAGAAGGATCAGAAGATTTAGCTCCTAGAAATCTGTCATCAAAAGTATCAAGAGCAGCTTCAGCAGCAGCTTGAGCAACTACAGCAGCATTCTTGGCAGTCGTTGCTTCAGATGCTTTAGTCGTTGCAGTAGCAGCCGATGTCGATGCTTCAGAGGCTTTAGTCGTTGCAGTTGAGGCATGACCAGAAGCAGTCGATGCAGAAGCAGAAGCAGCATTCGCAGAATTGGTAGCAGAAGTTGAAGCAGTCGTTGCAGATGCAGCATCAACCAATAGATCCCATTTTGCACTATCGGTGTTAGTAGTTAATGGTTGAGATCCACTTGAAGTGTGAACCGTGTTAGCCATAAAGATATTATTGGTAGAAGTATCTTTAACAATATCTCTATTTGCATAAGATGTTGAAGCGGACCAATTTCCTTTATTAGTTCCAATTTCATTTGTAACAGATAGCTCTCCAGTATTATCAAAACCTAAAACTTTTCCAGCTCTGTTTGTTGCATCGATTGTAAATTCAGTCGATGACATTGTATTTGTTCTTGATAGTTTTAAAGATCTATCAATCTGTTCTTGTAACTCTTGAGTAATAGCAATCGCTTTATCATGTGCTGTTTCAATAGTGTCAGCACTCATTGGATCATTATCAATTAGATCCATTGCTTGAGTTTGTGCAGTAACTCTTCTTAAAATAACTGTTTCGCCAGATGCTGGTATATGACCAGATTGGAAAGTTACAGCTCCACCTCCAGCATTTCCAACATTAGAAATAGTATAATGAGAAGATAAAGTTTTTACAGTTTCAGATCCAGTTGAAGATCTAATGATAACTTGCATTTCACTTTCAGCACTAATTTTAAAAGTGTAATTAAAAGCTGTTGTAGATCCATTTCCATTGTAGGAATTTTTTATTGTAGTAGTTGATATAGTCATATTATTGTAGGTCCTTTAGGTCTCCTTGTTTTTTCATCCATTTTTCGGTTGCTTGTATTTCTGCTCTTGCTTCAATCGCTGCATAAAGATCAGTATTTTTAAAATCTTCTTTTGCGTTTAACTTTGCTGTCTCAACAGCATCTTTGAAGCTTTCTAATTTTGCTGTTTTATCTACTTCGTTTATGTAATCAGCTGAATTAATTAATTCTGTAAGATCTGCTCTAATATGATTTCCAACTAGAAAAGCATAAACTGCATATTCTTCTTCTTTCAATGGAACATTAACTTGAATGCCATAGTCAAGATCAGCTGCTAACTGTTCATTTTCAATAGAGTAAGCAGTAACCATCATTTTTTTTCTTGGTTTAATTGGACTGTAACCAACCTTTGCAGCCTCAACATTTACTGGATGCTCTTCCATTGTAGAGACAACACCAAATTTTGGAACTGGTAATGCTAACCAATCTCTGTCTAAAAATAATTCGTTTTCTAATCCAGGTATATTTTTCTGGATCATAGATTTAAACTCTATATTTAGTTTTCTAAAATCATCTTTATTAACTAAACCATAATTTTCTGTTTTAACTTTTTCTGATCCAAGATCATCAAAGTATGAAAGCAACATTGTAAATGGCACCATTCCACTAATAATCTTTTTACCTTCTCTTGCTATAACTTCGCTTTTGTTACTACTCATCTTCATATTCGAAACAAGATCTGATAATCTTCCAGCACCATTAAGAACAGATGTATTTAAAAGGTTATCTCCAATAGAGACTGCATAAGCAGTTAAGAATTGATAAAATTCTTTATGAATATTTTCCCATCCAGAAAAATCTTCTTGCATGTTTGCAATGATTGCTCCGATGTCTGCTGCTACTGCTGCAAGCATAACCGCTGGCTCAAAACCATTCAAACTTACTTGAAGTTTAGATCCAGTAAATCCAGTTAATTCTTGTATCTCATCTGATAAGAAATTATGAAATCTAAAAGATTTAGGTTGCTTGTTTGCAGCCTTTTTTAATTCGTATTTTTTTCTTCCTCTTACATCTGGATCAGATCCAGAAAATATTCCAAAATAACCTAATGGTACAAAGGTTGCCATGAAAGCCCATCCCATAACTGATTTAGCTTTTGCTATTTCAGCATCTGCTCCACCTCTAGCAAGAGCATCTCTATGACTTCTTAAAATTCTATTAGTACCAGGAGATCTTTCTAAAACTGCTCCAAGTATATTTCCTGGAGTTCTTATAAAAGTAAAATATTGAGAAGATAAAATTGTTATTGGATTTAAAGCTTTAACATTTTTTAAATTTTGTACAGCACCAGTTAAATCTCCAACTACATCATTTCTTTTACTTAATGGTGTTTGAAAAGTTCTTCTTAAAGCAGCTTCATAAGCTTGCTTTGTCATAATCTCATCTGGATTAGTAACTAAAGATGCTAAATAATCTGCTCCTTTACTTCTATTAAGATTACCCATCTTAATTTGTTTAATAGTATCTCTAAAAGCTAAAGCATAGAGCTCACTTTGATATGCAGAGTTTTTAAAATAGTTATCTGCATTCTGTAAAAATTTATAAGGCAGTCTATCTATTGTTAAAATTCTTCCGCTAACATCTATAAACTTTCCAAATATACTTTTATTATCAACTCCAAAAGCATCTGAAGAAAAAGCATTAACTGGACTTTCAAATTTAGTTCCAGCAATTTGACTTTCTACACCTGGAGCATTCTTATAAGTTTTTAATGGATTAGAAGCTAAAGGTTTTACTGATTTCCATTTTTGACTAAATGCTCTGAACATATTAGTTGCTGCAAGATGTTCTCCAAAAGCAGCAGCCACATCTTCGTATTCAGCAACACTATCGATAGTTTTACCGCCATACATTCTAGCAGCAATCTTTCGTTCAGATCTTTCCATTGCTTTATAGATCCAGTTACCACCAATGTTTTTGACATGTGTTAATGGACCAATCAAAATATTGTTTAAGAATATCTCAACTAAAGCATCTGAAGTTTTTGAGCCAAAACTTTTTTCTGCAAATTTAATCTTATTTACTAGACCAGGAGTTTCTCCATAGAGTTCAGCAATCTTTATAATTTGCTCTTTACCTCCTAAATTCATTAGGATGTTTTTTCTATTTAACTGATCTAAATTAATGTTCTTAATTATACTGGTGTTATTAGGCTCTTTCATAATGTTAAGAGCTCTAGCTGTTTCTGTTTGAACACCTTTATAAATTTTAGTTAGTTCAGCAGTTAAGGCATGCTGTTGAGCAAACTCTAAAGCATTCTTACTGTTATCTCCGCCTTCAGATAATAATTTAGTTCTTAATGCTTGTAACTTTTGATGCTGTGTAATTAATAAATTCTTTGCTGCTTTTATCTCATGTGCATTTAAAGCAGATCCAGGTCTTAATTTTAAAAGATTAGCAGTTAAAGTATCTGCATTATCAACACCTAATAAAGTTGCTAGTTCGTTTGTTTCTTTCCAAGATACAACACCTCTAGTTTGTTTTTTAATACTTTTAGAATATTGATTACCAAGAACTCTAATACCAGCTAATACATCATCACTACTATTAATTTTATTAAAATTTAAAATATCACTTTCGTTACCATCTAAATTAGCTTTGTTTAAAATTTCTTGTTCTTCAGTTAAGAAATCATCAACAGCTTTTTTAGAAGATGACTTTGGAGGCGAAACTTTATAATTAACTTTTTTAGGCTGTAAGTTAGGAGCAACAGTAGAAGTTTTAACACTTAAATAATCTTCTCCTCTACTTATTGTTTCTATTGCCTTTGCTTCTCCAGATTGTATCTTTTCAATTTTACCTTGAGCTTCTTCTAATAAAGTTTTGCTTTCTTGTTTTGTAAATTTTTTTGTACCTATTGGAAACTCTGGTGGTTTTACCTTACTCTTTCCAATGGCATTAATTATAGCTTTAACTACCATGTTTTTTTATTCCTGTGATTTTTGAAAATAAATATTTGAAGCTATTTATTTATTACTATTAATTTGTCGTTTGTGAAATACTATTGTTTTCCATACTATCCGATACTGCTTGAGCTCCCCAGTATGACAAGCTCACTCCACCAAGTAATTCAAATAGAGGTTGACTTGAACTTTGTACTCCAGTTTTCATCTCATCTGATAATTCTAAAATTGTAACTGGTATGTCATTCCTTTTTGCATTTGTAACAACTTCAGTTGAAAAAACACCTTCATTAACTTGATCTGTAAAATATGGAATATTGTCATCATAAACTTTAGCATTCCATTTCTTCGCATACTTTTTCATGTAGCTTGGAATAGTTTTGTCGTATAATTCAAACTTACCTTTTCCAGTTCCAGTTACTGAAGTTTCGATTTTATTATTAACTAATTGTTTTGCATCAACTGCTTCTAAATATGTTTGTTGAAGAATTGAATAATTTTTATCTCCAATATCTTTTCTTAAACTAGACATTTGTTCAAACACTTGATCTAATGATAGTTCTCCTGGTCCTCCAGCACTTACTTTTATTTCTTTAAAAGCTTCATTATTTTCATCCATTATTCTAATTATATAAGCATCCTCATCTACTGTTTTTCCAACAGATGGAACAGCTTCAACTGAAGTTATCTTATTAATCTTTTGACCATATCTATTAGCAGCTAATTCTCCTTTAGGAATTGCAACAGCATCAAAGCCATTATCAGCAGCATATCTAGTTAATCTCTTAATTGTGAACTCATACCAACTGTTTTTAAATGGAAAGTCTTTTAATACTTTATCTCTATTTGCATATCTCATTTCATCGGCAGCTCTTGATGTTGAGTTAGCACTAGCAAACATATCTGTTTTAGAGGCTTGTAATAAATCTGATTGCATTTCTTCTACAACCAATGCTTTCTTACCATTAGGTAATTCTCTTGTCTTAAATCTTACATGAGCAAACTCATTTGGTCTGTTAAAATGAGGAGACATAAAATCAATAGATGTTTTAACTTCTGATTTAACTTTATTATTTGCTAAAGTTCCAAACTCTCCTTCAAGTATTGCTGGAGTTGTTAGATCTTTAGTTTTAGTTTTAAAAACAAGTTCAGTATAATTAGATCCACCAGGAGAAGTATATCTTTCATAAACTGGTAGATTAGATTGACCTTCGCCACTTAATTTATAATTTCTTATTTCATCTTCTAAATGAAATCTTTCAAGTTCAAGATTATCCATTTCGTATGTAGCAATTTTTTTATATTTATGTTTTAAATCAATTTCTTCTAAACTATTAGAGGAAACAATATATCTTTGTGTATAATCATCAGCACCAGGTGTACCATTTTGAGATACAAAATTGTAATCATCTTCTGGAAATTTTCTTAAAGCTGTTTGATCAAACTCAATTACATGACCAGTAAATTTACCAGTCTCCATATCTTTCCATGGTTCTAACAAGGCATTAATAGTTTTCCATTTAGTTCCAGTACCAACCATTTCTGCATCTTGATCCATAGCTTCTATTAATGGATTTCTATTAATTGATTGCCAATCTTGAGGTATTACTCTGTCGATTGGTTTATTTCCATCTATGCCTGGAACTTCATAATTAATATGTCTTACTTTATATCTGTCATAGTTAGGAGTTACACCATCTGCAAGATCACTATCTCTCCATCTAGTTTCGTAATCATCAACATTTTGTCTTAAATCATCTGGCAAACCTTTTTTTGAACTAGATGACATTGTAACTTCAGTAACATCTATTTTATTTGTATTGATGTATTCTAAAACTTCATCTTTACTTACTTTAGTTTTACCTTTTAAAAATCCTTCCAGGTCCATCCATTTAAGTTCAGAAGCTTTAACACCAGATGTATTTTAATTGTTTTAAATATTTGTTCTCCACTAGCAACTGTTGGAATTTTATCTGCTGCATCTACAACAGCTGATTTAAACATTGGAGCACTAGTCAACAGCTTTTAAAATACTTTTAATAGAGATCCTTCAGCTTCATTGTCAGCAGTCAATCCAACAACAGCAGCAGTTGATCCAGCTACTGTTCGAGAATTTAGGAAGATATTGCTTCATAAATTTAAACGCATCTATGATACCAGGAATAGCAGCTCCAAAAGTTCCATATTCTAATGCCTGGTGTACTTCATCTGCTATCTTATCTGCTGGAGTATCTGGTAGTATTCCAATTAATCTTTTAAGTTCTTGAACATCTTTTTGAAAAGGAGCAAAGTAAGTTTTATCTCCATCTCTATCTACATTCTCTACACCAACAGCACCAAAGGCAGCTGAAAGAAAGAATGCTGGATATTTAGGAACACCAGCTTTTCTCATCATATTATATGCTGGAATAGAGTAGGCACTATCTTGAACAACAAGACTTAATATATCTTTTACCCATCCATTATCTTTTTGTTTTTCAAATAAGTGTTCTCTGTATTCTCCAAGATTATCTGAATAATGTTGTGCAACTCGCATAACATCTCCTTCAGTTTCTTGATTGAAAAATTCTTTAGGTAATGCCATTGCAATAGGAGCACTCTCAAACATCTTATAAGCAAGAGGCATAAGATTAACTGCAACATCTGCACCATTAACAGCTGCAAGCTGCATGCTAGTTAAAAAATCTTCAGTTTCATTTGTTAAGATATTTCCAAAAGTCTCAAGATAATCTTTAGCAGTAGATGCAACAGATGTAGCATTCTCTTCTATAAATTTTGTCTTATCACTTTCAGTATTAAAAACTGGAAAATCTATTGGCTCAATTTTTTCTGTATTCTCATATCCTTCAAGAACAGAAGTATCTTTATTATTATCTTTTAATAATTTGTAAGCATCACTATCTCTGATTTTTCTTTTATCAAAGTCTGGCAAATAAACATTATCAATTAAATCATTCATGTTATTGAATATCCTTTATTTTGAATTTACTTGTATGAGCTCCATCTCTAGTAGCCCAGGTAAATTTTTCTTCATTGTTTGCACCTGGAGCAACACTCATTCTAATTGTAAGAACATCTCTTACAAAATTTATTTGATCTAAATCGTCAATTAATTTTTTAGCATCGAAAGATGATTTGTTTGAAGTTTCAAATCTATCTAAAACTTGTTTTGCAACATTATCAAAATAAGAAGTGTCTGCTAATGCAGTATCCCATTTAACACCTTTAACTGGAAAAGGTAATGTATTTAAAGTTGGAATATGATCCTCGTTAAAATCTTCTTCAAGAACTGATAAGTAAGCATTCTCTGGAGACATACCATCTAAAACTTTTGCGTTATAACTTTGTAAAATAAATTGTTCTTTATTAGCAATCGCTGCTGAAAGAGCTTGACCTTTAGCACCTTTAACAGTTGAGATGTTTCTTATGTTTGCATTAATTAATTTTGAATAAAATTTGTAATCTCTATGACTTTCAAAATCTGATTTAGATTTATCAATTAAAGCATTAAATGAATTAATATCTGTCATAGCCATATTTTTAAGAATATTGTTATCTGTTATGTATGACTTTTTAATATCGTCTAATTGCTGAACTGTTGTTGCTGAATGAATTTGAGTAGTAACTGCCATAAATATTTCATTATCAGTCATTCCATCTTGAGCATCTTCAGTTATAAAATCTGAAATCTTAACAAACATAGCCTCATTAATGATGCCATTCTCATACATTTGAAATACCTCATTAATAGTAGGCATTTCATTTTTAGCATCTGCTATCAGGTAGTATTTTTTTGAAACTTATCAATTCTTAATAAAACTTCAGTAAATGCACCTATTTGAGTTTCTTGATCTTGTAGATCTATTAATCTTTCTTTTCTCTCTCCATCAACTCTTTTAGAAATAAGAGCTGTCTTTGCTTTAAATACATATTCTTTAGCAGCATCTGCACCAACAGCTTCAATTAAAGCTTCCTGGTTTTGTAAAATTTCTTTTGGATTAACTTGAAGATTAACATTTAATAATAAATTATTTTTAATTTTAGTTTTAGCTTTAACTAATGTTTGAAATTCTTTCTCGCCAATATAACCAGCAGCAGCTTTGTTATTAATTAATTTTTCAAAAGCAATAGTACCAATAGCCATCTCTGCCTGGTCCTTACTAATCATTTGACTAATTGCTATATCAAAACTTTCTCCTAATCCTACTGTAAAATCTTCAATATTATTTTCTACAATTTGACTATTTAGTTTTGGAACTAATAAAGAAGCTTTTTCTGCAAGCTTACTTTTTAATAATCTTTGTACTGGAATACTTTGACCATTAAGAAAATTCTTAAAATTACTTGGCTCTAATTCTTTTATTAATTTGTTTGGAGCATCAGTATCTCTACTTTCTTTATATTTAGAATATTTTTTATCTATTTCTAAAGATAAAGCTGGTAATGCTTTATTATAATTATTGGTATCTTCAATAGCATACATATCCTTTTGAATAGATGCGATTGACTTTGCAACAGCTGTTATAGCTGCACCTCTTTGAGTTGCTAAAGAAAATGGTAATGCAAGAGCAGATGTTCTTGGAGTATTACTATCTTTTATATTAGCTTTACTATTAAATATTTCTAACTTTGCCATTATACGATTACCAATCTTCCAGCTGTTTTAGATTGAGATCCCATAGATAATAAACTTCCAGCAGCTTTCATGTATTCTGTATTAGCTGTCATCTTACCTTTAAATTCTTCGCCTCTACCTCTAGCTTCAATTAGTAGAGATTGATTAATCATATCGGTTACAGCAACTTTAGAATTATAATCTGCTATCGCTACATCAAAAGATTGTAACTGTTTATTTTTAATGGCAACAAACATTGGAGTTGTTCCATCTCTCATCTCTGCACCAGATCTTAAAGACTTAACAAAGAAATCTGAAAACTGTTGATCTTGTTGATCTAGTAATCTTGGCTTTCTCAACTGTTTCATAAACTTTTTGTTTTACAGCTGCTTTTTTTCTTTCGTATAATGCTTCTTGATAAGCAACACTTGCATTGTATTTACCGATTGCTTTTGCTGAACTAGCAGCAGCTAAATTACCTATGAAACTCATATATCTTTGCCATCCTATAATAGTTAGTTTTGTCTGGACCATACATGGTCATCAAACCTTCATTCTTTAAACCAAGCCATTCGGCAAACCGAACACCAGTTATAAATTCTTCTTTGACTGCTGTTTGCAATCTCCAAACTTCGTTATTCTTACAGAGATAATCTAATCTTCTCTTGACCGCAGAAGCTGCTTTAATTTTGTAATCATGAACTCCTTTACTTGCCATAACCCAACCTTCAGCAACTCCATCCCAAAGAGGAATAATGCCACCAGCCATGATAGGATTATTGTCAGCCAATAAAGTGAATGAAAGACCAAACACTTTAGTATCAATTCTAGTTTCTGTATAACTCGCATCAATATCCATTAGTTTATGGTTTAATCCAAACTCAACCATCTCATCTCCATGATGTCTTTCGTAAGGAACTATTTTAAAATTAGCCATCCGATGTAACTAGAGTTGGATAGATTGCTAATATTGAACAAGGAAGAGGCTGATCTTGTTTAATAAATATAAAGCCATCCGAATTGTAGTCATCGTTAAATTCAATTTCTTTGTCTCCAGAAAGTAATGTATCAACTGGATTACTTAATAAAGATGATGTTGTTCTAAAAGGAATAGTCTCTAAATTTGTTAATGAAGGTCCAACCTTTACACCAACTGTTTCAAATAATCTTAAAACTACTTTTGAAATTCTTTTTGTTTTACCTTGAGAAGTACCTTCAGCAGCTCCACCTTCAATTCTCATTGTTTGTAAAATACTATCATAAGCTAATCCAACACATGCTGAAGTAACTGATCGATCTAAAGTTATTGCACCAGAGCTTACAGTTTTATTTGCATGAGTAGCTCCATCTCCAAGTATCGAAACTGTTTGACCTTCTAAATGTGCTAAACCACTTAATGTTGTTGTAGCAGATCCAGAGTAGGAGAGGTGGCTATCTAAAAATTTAAAACTTGTTGCAGATGTTTCATCAAAATCAAAATCAGAAAAACATTCTACAAATCTTTTAGTTGCACCATTAATTGTTCTTTTAACAATAACCCAAACTTCATCTTCTGTTAAAACTCCAGAAATTGAAGCAACACTTTCACAAACTGCTTTACCACTTCCAAATGCTCCACCGAATATATGTCTTGACCAGGCAATTACATTCTCTGATCTTTGATAAGTTAAACAAGCTAGAACTCCATCATCTCTTACACACCAAATATTACTACCTGGCTCTTGTTGATATGACATTTCATTAATTCCAGTATCTGTAACTGTCTCATTAAGAATAGTTAAGTCTGGAGCTTGATAACCATCACTATCAAAGTTGTATTGTAATTCTCTAATTTTTCTTTTTGCTTTTTGTAAAAACAAGATTGCGTTACCAGCTGGAATAGCATCAACATTAGCTGATCCAAAAGAACTCTGTCTTTTAATCGTAATGTTAGTTGGAGTAATACTCGCATCTGTTCCATCTGCTGATACTGTAAATTCTCCTCCAGTAGTACCAACCACTAAAGTTCTTACAGCCTTTCATATATCTAATGGCATTAACTTGATTAGATGCAATCGTATAAACCATAGCATCATCTGCATTAGTACCAGTAGTCATGTTTTCGTAATCTCCAGCTTTAGAGAAAAATAAAGTTTGTGGCTCATCTGTCGTTCCAGCAAATACTAATCTTTGTTCAAAGAATGATACGCAAGAAGGATGTCCAGTCGTATCTGAAAACGCACCCAGGTTAAAAGCTGCTGTTGCATTTGTATTAGTGAATGCAGTAGTTATTGTGCAAGCAACAACAGTCGTACTTGATCCTAGCTGTAATTTTAGCTTTACCTCCGTTAAAAGATATTATTCTTCCAACATCGGTTGTTTGAAATCCAGCTCCACCATTTATTCCAGTAACCGCAGAGGCTGTAATATTAATGTTAGATCCAGTTGCAGCTTGAGCTGGTGTTAAAGTTGTAGCTGTCGTATTTGTTGCAAGGTAAGGTCCATCTGTAAAATCAACTTCTGCTAATGTCCAAGATGTATGACCAGTTCTTGATAACTTCATCACTTCATGATTTGGATGTGTGATGTACATAACATCTGCTGATTGAGCAAATTTTATGTCAAACAATTCTGCTGTTAGATAAGGAGAAGAAATCTCATAAGCTGATCCACCAGATAAGATCTGTCCTTTGTCTTTAAAAAATCTAATATAAGTATTTCCAAATTCTAAAATATAAGTTTGAGTAGTTGAAAATTCAAAAGGTATTAATCTTGTTTTAGCAGCAGATGATTTAACTTCTGCAATAAATTGAGTACCAACTCTTCTAGTAGCAGCTCCTTGAGGATGTACTAAAAAATTTTCTAAAGTTTTTGCACCAGAGCTATACTTTTCAAAATCTGTTCTTCCATCCATTTTAGGAGAAAACTCTCCAGAGACAAAGGATGTTAAAGCTAATGTTGTTCTTGGCATATCTTTTTAAAAATTTCTTGTTGAGTTAAACCTTGTTCTTCTCTTTTACATTTAGTAGTTGGATCTATTTCATCCTCATTAATAATTTCTACTAATGCGTATCGATAAACTTTCTCATCATCTCCCCATTGAAAATGAAGAAGTGATTTAGGCTCTGAATATTTTTCTAATAATCTTGGATCAAACGATGATTTGGACATTATAATCTAGCATCAACAAATTCTGAACTTTCTATTGTTCCTAATGAATTTTCCGTTGCATCTATAAATCTTGCCTCTCTTAATCTTTCATCTGCTCTAGTCATATATTTATCTGCTAGAGTTGCATTGTTAGTTACAGCATAAGCTAAATCTGCTGCAAGTTGATGAGCAATACTTTCTTGTAAATAAGTATCGTAATTATTTGGATCAGTATCTAATGCGATGTAAATTATAAAAACAGTTCCTTCATCGGTAACAATATTTCTACCTTCTAATTTATAATCAATACTTGATGCGATACTATCTGTTGTTCCGTTATGAATTTTTAATACTCTTAAACAATCTGAAGGAAGAGCATAAGCATGAGAATATTCTACTACTGGAGCTGTACTGTTTTGAGCTAATTGAACTCTTTTATGTAAGCAATTCCAGGCATGAGATCTAAACACTCTATTTCTTACTGGCTCATATCTTTGGTTAATTAATCTCGCATTCTTACTATCATCTGTGAATGCTGAAATTGTTGATGCACCTAATAAGTTAAGAGCTGAATTTGCTATATCTACTGCACTTGCCATTATGTTTGTTCTCCTTGTTCCTCACATGAAAATCTAATTGCTAGTTTCTCATCTTCGAAATCTTCTTTGTAAAGTTCGTTTAATAAAAAATGTGATTGTTTGTAACCTTGGTTTATACAAGCGGACCAATTATCAAATGATCCAGTAATACTTTCGTTATTACATTTCATTTCTGCTGTTGCGTAACTACACACATATAAAATCAAAAGGTATTTCATTTAACATTTCCATCTTCGTCTTGCTTGTCTAATTCTTGAATTAGGATTATTTTTAGTTTTTGCAGAAGATCTCTTCAGTTGTCCTAAAGATCTTGCACAATATGATTTTCTTCTTTTCGCAGCCTTTGATCCTTTTTTAACTTTACCAGTAACTGCGGTTTTTAATTTTGATCCTGGATTAGCTCTTCTATAAGCTTTCACTCCAGCCTTTGTCATTCCAGCACCTTTTTTAGTAGGTCTGTAATTTTTTTTATTTCTTGAAATTGCTCTTGCCATTTGACTAATACCTGGCGGATTTCTCCGCCAAGTAAAATGATTATTGACTACTCAACTGTGTACATAACCCAACAATGAATAGAGCCACTTATAGTTGCTCCACCAGTTGTAATTACAATATCAGTTTCCGCAGTTGTTCTGTAACCCAGACCAGTCATCGCAGTATTAGCAGCAGTAGAGCCACCTAACATTGATTGTGTTTGACCAGCAGCATTCCATGTACCAACAGCAGCTAAATATCTGTCAGCGTCTCCGCTGTCTCCAACTGTTAAAGTTGAAGATCCGCCTAAAGCATCACACTTTAGAACAACATCCATTATAGTTGCGTTAGTTGGTATTCTACCAATCGTTATGTCTGATCCAGATGCAAGACTTGAAGCTTCATAGTTATCGTATGAAACTCTCATCTTTCCACCAAGAACTTCGCTGTCCACTTTAACAATAGGATCAGCAGTTATATTTGTGTAATTTACACCTTTAACACTTGCCATGATATATTATCTCCTTATTGATTAAGCTTCATGAGCTTGGATTGTTACAACTTTATCTTCTTCCATTCTTGTTGCACCGATTGACTGGCAAACATAAACTTGATGAGCATAACCTTTGTCAGATCTCTCATCAATTCTAGTCATTAAGTCTTGACCGATAGCCATCTTACAACCATCCATTGCCCAAACTAGGCAAAGTCTTTTAGATGATGCAGATGTAAGTCTGTTAGACACTATAAAGTTGAAGCCAAGGAATGAATTAACTTCTCCATTCGCTAAAGCTTTAACACTAGTTAAAATCACTAGATGTAACTTCAGTAGTTCCTAACAAATCAGTAATTTGTTTTGGACGAAACTGCAATGTATCTAGCGATTGATGGATCAACTGAAGCTGCATCCAAGATCTCTTTTGCAGATCTTAATTTAGCAATAGTTAAACCAGCAGTACCACTTTCAGTTATCTTTTGGCTTGACGGAAGAGCAGTAGATGTAGATCCAGTCTCTCCAGTAAATGCTGTTCCAGATAAAGCAGCGATAATTTCATCATCTTGAGCTCTTCCTAATGCGAAAGCAGCAGCAGAGGCATAAGATGATGTTGGATCGATTAAAGTACGAATTTTATCTTGGTTATCGATAAGATCTGCGTACTCATAATCAACAAGACTTACTCTTCTTCTTGCATGTGGTGTATCCATCTGTGGAGTATCAGCATGTCTTGTAGTTCTTTTAACTGCAAGAGCACTTCCGACTTGATCGAAAAATGCGTTTTTGCCGACAACAGTTTCTACATCAACAGCAGATCTCAGAAAGTGAGCCTTTTTGTTGTGATAGCATTTGTACATTGTTTGAATACTGCTGTACAAAAGCTGTAGTAATTTGATTAGACATATTTCTAATCTCCTTATGTTGTTATGGTTGATTTAATCGACTTGGATTGTCTCCAAGAGGAGGTCGCATCTGTGAATTTTAAGACTTCACTTTGTCTTTTTTCTTGGCGGTCTTTTCAGATTGTCGCTTTGAAGTTTGCATAACCCAGTCAAAATAATTTTCAGCTATTGGCAGAGGATCTCTACGATCATTCTCTGGACCAAATTCAGTTGCTAGTCTTAAACATTCAAGTCTAACTTCTGTTTCTGTTATTATTTCGCCTGGCTCAAATTTTTCATTAGCCATTTAACATCTCTCTTAACTTCAAGACTTCTTGAACTGCTTTGTTATGATTTGGATGTGTTTTGCTCCAATATGCAGATCCTTCTTGAGTTAGTTCGTTAATTTCTTTTTCGATGTCTTTAGCTGTCATATATTCAGATCCATCGCCTTTGATGATTTCATCTTCAGATAATTTGTCAGCTAGTTCAGAAAAAGCTTTTATAACTTTGATGTTGTCTCCAAGTCTTGATCCATCTTTAAGATAAGTATTTTCTAAAAACTCTGATCCTAAAGAATTAACTGCAAGCTTTTTAGCCTGGTCAAGTCTCTTATTAAACTGTGGTCCAAACTCTGCTTTAAGTTCAGTTTCAGTTTGTAACTGTGCTTCAGCAGCAGCTTCTTCTTGAGATGCAGCATTGTTACCATTCATCTCATTATAAAACTTAATTAAGCCTTCAGCTTGTTTAGGAAGTAATCCTAATTGATGTGCAGCTTTATTAAATTCTTTAACTTGCGTTTGATCCAGTTCTTGATCTTTGATGTTATATTGATAATCATCTGGACTTTCTGGAGCACCCAATTTTTTAAATACTTCATTCCAATCCTCGTCTGTTGCATGCTTGTTAGGAACTGGAATTTTATCAGCTCCAACTAACTTTTGTGCATGGAGATAACTTTTTACGAAATCTTCCATATTGTTAAAATTGTCCAAAGCTTTTTCTTCTTTGAAACCTTCAGGAATTAAATCTTTAAAATTTGTTTCCTGGTTTTCTGCAACTTCAGTTATTACAGTATTATTCTGAACAACTTCTGTTGGCTGTTCAGATTGCTCCGCTGGAGCAGTTGTCTGATTTTCCATTAATATACCTATTGGTTATTTTGATTTTAGAATTGCTTTAATAAAAAGAAGCATTGATCTTTGTCCTTCTAAAAAAGCGGTCTCATGACTGTTATCTTTTGAGAAAGTAGTCGAACTCTCATGACATCTTATTGAGATGTCCTCTAAAACTCTTTTGCCTTCATCTGTTCCAAAAACTGTTTTGTAATCTTCTCGGAGCTGTTTAACTTTTTTTTCTATTTCTTTATTGTGATCCATCTTGAACTACTTTTGCCATTGGAGCTGCATTCTTCGCCATTTGTGTTTCAGCCATTTGTTGCTGCATTTCCATTTGTTGTGCTTCTTGTTCAGCTCTTTCAGTTCTAATTTGTTCTACTTCAGCATCTGATTTAATAACTTTTGCTGGTAATCCTAAAATATCAATAATGTTTTTAACTAATCCATTCTCATCTATGTAATCCATAACTGGCATTGTTTGAGCAAGTGATCCAAAGATTTCTAATCCTCTCATTAATGACTGAAGCTCTTGTCCTCTTTGTGCTAATGCCATTGGAGATACAAATTCTATTTTTAATTCTTGTTGTTGAAGAATATCTGGAGATTGCATAAACAATCCATTTCTTAAAAGAATATTAAATACTCTAGTTATTAATGGAGATAATAATTCAGATTGTAATCTACCTAATACTGGACCAAGTATTCTCATCTTCTCTTCTTGTCTTTGAATTACTTCAGTCGCTGTCATGTTTCTATTTTCAGTTACAACTAACTGATCGATATGAAACATCTTATTAATAGCATCTCTTCTTTGATTTTCGTTATTAATAGTAATTGAATTGTTAGCATTAATATTTAATGGCTCAATTCGATCTCTTGATCCAGATCTATAATAATTAATACTGCCTGGAGACATTCTAATAGGAGCTAACATTCCATCATCTGGAATGAGTAGAGGAGGATCAATCTGCTTTGCAGCAGCTTTTAAACTATTCTCTACCATCTTATTTAAAACTTTTACATCTGCTAAAGCATTCATTCCTGGAGATCTTCCATACTGTTCAGTAGAAGCTTTTAAGTATCTTGGAATGACATAAGGATTTTCTAAAAAACCACCTAATGAAATTATATGACCACTACCATATTCAAAATAAATACTTTGAAATGGCATATTCTTTTTATCTTTTTTATTAGGATCAAAATCTATTCTTGGTCTAACAACATGAACTAAATCTATATCATCAAATGGATTTTTGTTTGCTGTGTTTTGAACTTCTCTTGATACATTTTCAAATCCAAATTTAGATATAACAGCTTGAGCTGGCATCTTAAATCTTCTGTATAAAGTATCGACAAAACCTTTTTTGTTTTCCTGGATATAAACTTCTTTAATGTGTCTTGCAGAAAAATTTAATACATCTTCTTGATCTTCTTCAATCATTAAACATGATGTGCCAAAGGCAATCAGATCATGATAACATTCAAATATTTCTTGTTGAAAGTTTGATTTAGAAATTACATCGTACATTCTTTGTGTACTGTCCTCTAACCATTCTTTCGCTTCATCGCTTTCATTTAATTGTGTTTCCTTAAATCTTAATGAAAACCATCTATTCGCAGATGAAGTCAACATACCATGCAGAGATGCAGCCAAAAGTTCCAGAGCATGTATAGCCGTTGCATCAAATATTTGTGTATGTCGTTTATCGCCTCTTGCTCGTTCTTTTGTGATCTCTGCTTTTCTAGGTAACATAAGATCTGCTACTTCTTGCCAATGGCTTTCAAAGTTGGATCTCTTTTCCATTAACCTAGATAGGTTGTCTTTTAGCTGTTTAGCCAAAGTTCTAAATTCTTGTGATTGCATTATCTTCTTCTTTTTTTAGCTTTTCTTTTAGCTTTATTCTTTTTGCTATTTGGAAAGCCAGCTTTCATATTCTTGTAAGCTTTAGCTGATATAGTTGATTTCTTTTTAGATCTGGAAGTACCAGCTTTTTTTCTTTTATTTATATTTCTATAAAGGCTCATAATTATACTCCTAGTAATACTTTTTTGCTTAAGGTTGTTCTTGAGTTATCTCCACTAACTGAAGTTAAGATTGTTTTAGTTTTCTTACCTCTTTTGTTAGCAACATTGATTTCGTCTTGCGTCATCTCCACTTCTGTGGGAGCTGTCTTATCAGCTGTAATTAGATCGGACTTCACTTCAGTATTATCCATTTGTGAAGCTACTTTTGGTTGTTCAATAGATTTTTTATTTTCTCCAGTTCGACCATCTCTTGAGATGTCATTTCCATAAGCATCTGTTCTTCCAGAAGTTCTATTATCAATATAACTTCTTATATTGTTTCTCCTGGTCAGTAGCACTCATGCTTAAAAATTCTGTTTTAGTTTGACCTTTAAAATTTTTTGATCCTAAAACTTTAGTCAGTATAAAAATCTCTAGTAACTTTTGATCCAGCTTGTAAAGGTTTAGATAAAATTGCTGCAGCCAGCATTATACATTAATGATGGAGTTTTAACTCCTTTCTTTATTTTTTCTGCACCACGATTTCTAAAAGCATCTGGATTATCAGATTTATAAGATCTAGTCTTTTTACCTTTTTCATTTATGTTACCTACACCAATTTTAGTTGCAGTAGTTCTATTTGGTCCAGCATCTGTTCTGCCGCCACCTTGTCCACCAGAAGGTCCACCCATAATTATTTACCGAATGTTAAAGTTGATTTAGTTTCTTTAGTGTCTTTTGTTTTAGATTTCTCAACTTCGTTCTCATAAGTTATATCTTCTAAAATTAAAATCTTTGGAATGTCTAAAGCTTCTTCTACTTTTTTCTTTTTCTTTTGAAAAAATTTAGTTATTGTTGAAAACATAATTAGCCTAGTAAAGTTTTCTTATCGACATTTGCATCTTCGATTTCGTTTAGACCACTACCAGTTAAGATAGTAGATCTTCTGCCTTTTCTTTTTCTTTCAGCTTCTAACATTTCTGCTTTAGCAGCAGCATCTCTTTCCTCATCTTCGTAATTAGGAACATCAACTGGCTCTGGCATAACGATTGGAGGAGGAGCTGGAATTTTTGGTTTAAATATTGATCCCATAATTTTTTAAAGTATTGCTAAAACAATTATGATTACAGCCACTACTGCACATGTTGTTTTATGTTCTTGAATAATATGTGGAATATGTTCTTTTATTTTCATTATAGTACCTTGTAGTTAGTGTCAGCGACTTGCTGTCTTTTGTTTTGGTTATATTTATTTTCTGTTATTCCAGTTGCTAAAGTTCTTAACGCATCACACGCATGTGAACTCCAATCATGGACTGGTTTAATTTTGTAAGTTCTTTCTTTGTCAGAAAACTTACGATGGTAATGCCTTAAAGCATTTATTAATTTTGTGCAGTTATCGACATCTATTAGACATCTTGGCAAAAGCATTTTTACAGCATGTATGCCATCTTCGATTGCCATCCTGGGAGCAACTTTAAAACGCAATCCCATTTGATAAGCAACTTCTCTTCTGGTTTTACCAGATCCAAATTCAGTCTGTTCTAAATCATGCGGTCCATAATTTTGACCGATTATATAATCTTTTTCTTTTATAACTTCTGCATAGTGAGGCAGAGGCTCATTGTTGTTTTCATAGAAATCAACGATGTGGATCATGTGTCCAATCTGTTGGAAAAATATTAAACTTGTTGCATCATTAAAACCTAGATCCCAGGCTACATTTACTGGATAACTAGGATCTACTGGAACTCTTGTTATCTGCTTTTTGTCCTCCAAAGAGGCAATAACATCTCCATATATAGAGCCTTGAATATTGCCGATAAAAGAACATTCAAATTCTTGTTCGTATTTTTGAGAGCCCATCACAGTCAAAGCTGCTGCTAACTCATCATCATCAACTATCTTTGTTTCACTTGCTTTTGCTACATGAAGAAACCATTTAGGATCTCCTTGAGCTTTTTGGTAATAGTCATAAAAAAGATTTGCCATTCCTTTTGGTGTTCCAACCAAAATCATAAAACCTTTCCTATCAGATAAAGCTGGAGTAATTACTTCTGAAAGCAGCTCTGTATTAACTTGAGCAGTCTCATCTATAATACATCCATCTAAATAAATTCCTCTTATGCTATCTGGATTTTCAGATGACAGTAAAGTAATTCTAGCACCATTAACAAAATCACATCTTAATTCTGTTTCGTTATACTTTGTTCCTGGAATACCTTTTGTAAAATGTTTTAAATAATCAAAAGCTATCTTCTTTGCCTGGCTATAAGTCGGAGCTATATAGGCATACCTTGGTTGATGATTTTTACTTGTCATCGCTGCTTTGATTAAATGATTAATACACAAAACAGTTTTGCCAAACCTCCTATGACAACAGAGTAGGCTATATCTAAACTTATCTAGTTGCTCATGGATATAAGCTTGAGCCTTCCTTGGAGTATAAGGTATTGTAACTTGCATTAGTGAAATGTTGGAACTTTCTCTGAATGCCAATATCTCATTTTAATTCTTGCAAATACAAAGTCAGCAAACTCTATAATATCTTTTTGATCTTCAAAGCCATCAAAGCTAACCACCTAACTCATTATTGTATGTAGTAAAGCTATAAGCAGATATGTTTTTATATTTGTCTTTAATCTTTTTGGTCATCTAAATGTGTTTAAGTGTCTTACCTATGATTATATGTATTAAATACGCAGTACCATTTTTGTGGTGTGGTCCATTTCTACGGAAACTAAAAAGCTTTTCCTGGAGAAAACATTAATAATTGATGGACAGTCAACTACTCTAGCCAGTAATTACTTAATTAATTTAAGCAAGGTAGTGAATATAAGTGAATTACTTTCTTATAACCAAACCTCATGACGCAAGAGGTAACTTTACTTGTCCTTTATAATACCGACCTCTACATCATCTGGAGTTACATCAACTACTTCTTTATTATCTGTTGACCACTTGATCTCAATCGTTGTATCAGTCTTAACTTCTTGTCTGTCTCCATAAACTGGAATTAGTTTAGAAGCTAACCACTTGGCTAATCCTACCTTCTCTCTAACAATCATAATGTTTCGATTGTCTGCATGTTCCAACTCATCCATTGCATTCTCAATATAAGTTTGAGCACCAATTCTTCTTGCTTCGTTTATTCTTTCAAGAAAGGATTTGTTGTTTGTAATCTCTTTATAAATTCTGGTTAAGCTTGGCATATCCTTTTGTCTTGCAAGTCTAGCAAGAGGAATGCCATTCATTAATTCTGTACAAATCTTATTCGTTAATTTGTCGTTTATTACTAGCTCTTTGGTCATTATATTTAATAATATTATTGGCAGATCTTGCCTTACCTTCTTTAGTCTTTGGTCCAGTAGAATAACCACCATGCACTTTGCATCGTATTCTACCATTCTTCATTACTATTCCAGGAGCTCTACAAGGTCTCTTACCTTGTTTCGTTAATGTTTCGCAAGGCAGTTTGAATTTCATTGTTGCTAATTATTGATTGAAAAAAAAAAGAGAAAAAAAAATAGTTCCAACAGCTTCTATTATTCTGTTTGAAAGCAGTTACTATTATTTTACAGCTCCAAGATAACTTTGCAACTATGATGTTTTAATATTTTGTCTTATGTGATTTATTTTATAAAAATATTTGAGGATAAGTTAATTAACTAAACTTTTTGATTAGTATGTCAACACTTTGAGTAATAACTTTATTTGATAGCTTATCTAATACTTTGTCATACATTCTCTTTACACTTGTTCTATGAATACCAAAATACTTTCCAATGACTGTCCATTTATTTCTGTTAGCTCTCATCCAGGAGATCTTACGCATCAATACTGGATCATCTGATATATCTGTTTCAATCATCAACAATAGATCTATTGCTGTATCATAATTTTGCATTTGCTTTGGAGTACCTCTTAATTTTAATTTAGGCTCTGCATGATAACCCCAGTCTTTTTTATCATAATAAGTTTCTAAGCATTTGATACATACTAGGACATCTTCTATTATTTGGAGCTCTTATAAATCTTTCTGCAATAGCAGCATCTGCAAGAATATTAATAATATTACTTCTTACATATAAGTATTGGTTTATCTCATGCTCTATCTTTGACATTTTTTTAAGATCCAAGGATATTGTAATTGCTCTGGTTTAACTTTATTAAATTCTTCTGTTGGCAAACCTTCTAACTTCTCCAGGAGTTCCCATTGGTCCAAGTTTGGATATAGATAACTTCTGATTTTAATTTGTTCAGCATCTTTGATCTGTTTGAAATGACCATTTAAAGTTCTAAAACCTTGATTGGAATATTTTTTAAATCCTAGACTTTCTATAAATTTTTTATGGCTTGGCATGTCAAAAGAAATATACTTCTCTTGCTTCATACTTATTAATGGCAAATCGTTGACTTTAATTTGACTTAATTTAATTAGCAGCTCTTCAACTTCTTTTTTAGATAATTGGAATAGACCAGCTATATCTACAATTCTAATATAGGCAGATCTTTTTTGAACATTATAGTTTGAACAGCAATAGTGATAAATTCTAAATTCTTTATCAGTCAATGCTGCATTAATAATATTAGGATCTGTTAGATAAAACTTTGACATAGTTATTCCTCCTTACAAAATTTTTATTATGTTCGTTATCTTCAGTAATTCTTTTGAGTAAGTAATCTTTTGATTGGCAAACCTTGATGTGTTCCTGGACCTTAAATTCTAAATATTGTAACCACTTATCTAAATCGATGTGTTGTAGATCTCCTTTAGATGGAGCTATTCTTCGAACAGAGAGGCTCTCTAATGGACCATTATCTGCTTTACCGACAGTTGTATAATAGAGCTCAAAAAAAGGTATTTGTAGAGCTGTTGCAATTTCTAAATAGATCCGCTTTGTATAAAAAGGCTTTGTTTTAAACTGATTATTAGCATTGAAGATTAAATCGGCTAAAAATAAGGCTTTTCCACATGCTGGACATTGAGAAATTTTATCAATATCCGAATAAGCTATGCCATTATGTTGGTTTCTATGCCATATTGAGTATGGTGTCTTTAAAACACCTGGATATTGCTCTTTTCTAGCCATTTAACCTCAATAATCTGTTGAAATAGATAGTCAACTAAATTTATGCGTTTTGGATAAACTCCTTTACTTTTCCAGGTTGAATAACTATATAAATGATAATGTCTGATATTCAAAAATATCCAATTAAAGAAAGGCAAATAGGCGATTGGTCTAATGTTGCTGAACTTATCGATTACAAAATTGTAAGAACAATTAAAGGCGGATTGCTTGGAACACAAATGGCAGATGTCTTATTTATTTATAAAAAAAAATTTCAATCAATCAGATGTACAACAAAAAAGACTTCATCTTTATGGAGAAGAAGGAGTTGTTTTTAAAAGATCTTTAGATGTCATAATGAGAAAAAAGAATGACAGACAAAGACATGAGATGATGGATAAATTTACAGACGAATTTAATTTAACAAAATTTACTACAAACCAAACAACATCTCCAGGAACTTTACTTGGTAGAGCTATCGAAAATACTGGTTATACAGCAAGACAATTCGCAGAAAAAACTGGAATTAAAGCACCTTCATTATACCATCATGTAAGCGGTGGTAGAGAGATCTCAAGAGAAATTGCTATAGAGTATGCAGACAAACTTAATTGCGATCCAGTTGATTTAATGTTTGATAAAAAGATGTGTCCAGTCTGGGCAAAAGTTGATTTGCTAAAACCAACTGAATTAGAAGATACTTATAATCCTGGAAGATTATTTAGTTATGCAATCGAAGATAAAGATTTTGAAAATGTTGTTGTACCAAGAGATCTTTACAGAGAAGATATTAAAGCAATTAAAATTACTGCAAGAGGATCAATGTACGATAATAAAATTGCTTTTTATTACAGAGCAGAAAATAAAGAAAATAATATTTTAAATCAATTATGTGTAGTTGGTGTTGAAGTTCCAGTTGGTCCAGTTGAATTTACAAATGATACAGAGACAAGATATTATTTTGGTTTATATGAAGAGGTTAGAGGTCAATGTAATTTAATAAACCCAGATCCATATTCTGGAGATTTAGAAAATAAATTTATTTTAAAAAATTTTGAACCACAATTTATCACACCAGTTGCAGCTCTTGTAAATCCAGATGCTGTAAGAGATCAAACAGATTTGAAAAAAACTATTCCACATTCAGCTTTATTTAGAAGAGAAGAAATGCTTGCAGCTGAATTAGAAAAAACAAAAAAATTATTACATGCAAAAGATAAATACGAAGAAGATCTTGGAGATGTTATTAAAGCAACAAAAGCAGAAGCTGCACAAGTAAAAGCGACAGCACAAAAAGCTTATGAATATGCTTTAGAGCAAGAAAAAAAATTAAGAGAAGATATAAAAAAAATTTCTAAAAGTATTGAACAACAAATGTATGAAGAAAAAGCAAAACATAAAATTGATTTATTTCAAAAAATTGGAGAAAAAATTAATAGAGATAGTAGAGCAAAATTAAAAATTGTTGGTGGTAAAAAATAATGATTTGGAAGTTAGACGAAAACAAAAACGAATATACAACAGCTGCTGGAGCAGCTAAATATATTGGATTACCAAGAACAACTTTTATTTATTACACAGCAGATGAACATCCTTACAAAGTTCCATACAAAATAATTTTATTTAAAAAGGTTTTTTACAAATCAGAATTAGATGAGTGGAAGAACAAAACAAGTAGGATACCATTCAGTTATAAAAAGAAGTCAGTAAATACTGGTGTTAATTTGTCGAATGTGTCGAACTTTCCGACAAAGACTAAACAGTCTAAATAGACAGCGAAGTTTATCCAAAACGCATAAACTGTTTTACATAATAAATATGAGAGTTAAAAGGCTTTCATATGATAATAAAATCAAACATACAAAACACACAACCAGTTTCAGATCCTTTAGCAGAAGCTTTAGAAAAAACATTACCAACCTTTGCAAGAAAATTAAAAATCAATCATTACTCCCCAACACAATTTGCTATTCCAGATGCAGCTTGGTTATTCAAGTATGTATTTATGGACCAGAAGATGAGAAGAGAATTACTTCCATCTAATGCAGCTATGGAAGCTGGAAAAATTGTTGGAGAAGTTCTTCAAAGAATTTACGCAGATACAATTTATAAATTACATCCAGTTAAGAAAAAAGTTGCTCCAACAACAAATGAAAAAATTACAAAAGATGCAGCTCTCCAGGAGGAGATAGAAAAATTAAAAGAGTATGTTCCTAATGATGAGAAGGATAGCGACAAGAAGCAAAAATATTTAGAAGAAATTCCAGAAGTAATTAATAATGCTTTATCTGGATTAAAAGAACTAGCGGTAGCAAGTCCTGTAACTTGCGAAAGACAAATATCAATCGATCAACTGGAAGGTTTTTCTTCTCCGTTGTTACCAACAGTTGGTAGAATTGATTTTGATTTTGGTATCAATAGTCATGAGTTCGGTACACCTCTCACAGAGACTAATCCGACATCCCAAGTGGATGCCTTTCCTCATAAGATTATTGAGCTAAAAACCAAGTGGAGCCGATTAGGTAAAGTTAAAAAGGATGGATCTAGGAGTTTTCTTGTTTCCTCCGTACCAGCTACCGCTAGTTTTAATCATGTTTGCCAGGTGGCAACATACGCAGCTCACTTTAATTTTAAAGTTCCAGCATATTTACTTTATGCAACAAAATCTGGTTACACTATTTTTGATAGTACCAACTGTCATCATTTAACAGTTGATGGAATGAAAAAGAATTTACAAATAATGTTTAATACTTTTAGAAGAAGAGAACAGATCCTAACTTTATATCAAGATTACACTAGAGAAGAAATTATTGAAGGAGCAGCATCTTTGATGGATATGAACCTAGACCATCCATTTGCTTGGAATGGAATGCCACCAGAATTATTAAAAGAAGCTAAACTGTTATGGAAGCTATCATGAAGTTAGAAGAATTTTATATCCAAAGAAAATTGGACCAACATAAGCAACAAGTAAAGAGAAGAATTTTATCGGCTCTCTTTATTTTAATCGTAGGAGGAATAACTATATGGCTGATATAAAAGATAAGCTAGTCCAGGCTGTTAATGAATTTAAAAAATCATTAGATGGACAAACAATCCCAATACATGGAAAAAGCTATGCTACTGTTGCATTAAGAGTAGCTGTTGCAAGAAGAGTTCTTGGAACTGCATTAGATATTGTAACTAAAATAGTAAGTATCGATGTAAATACAGTAGTGATGTCATCGGATATTTATATTGATGGTGTTCATGTATCTACTGGTCATGCTGAAGAGAAAAGAGCAGCATCAAAAATAAATCAAACTTCCGCTTTAGAGAATTGCGAAACCTCTGCTACTGGTAGAGCTCTTGCATTCCTAGGCTTTATTTCAGATGGAATTGCATCTGCTGAAGAAGTTTCAGCTGCAATAGTGCAGCAAGACAAAAAGATCCAAACAGCTTTAAAAGAATTAGAAGCTGTGTCTCACAAAGGATCTTATCAAGAATGGTTGTCTAAAAATAAAGCAATGTTAGGAGATCTGAAGATTAAAAATCCGATTGCCTACACCACCTTTATGGAAGATTTCCAAGTACACAAAACCAATCTGCAAACCAAAGGAGTTATTTAATGTCAGATGATTTTAATACAGAAGCTAAAAAAGACAGACCAGATCTTGGAGCTGCTTTTATAGCAACAAATAAAAAATCTCCACAGTCATACGATATGTCAGGAACTATTGTTGTTGATGGAGTTAAGCATCGTTTCGGAGCTTACAAACAAAAAGCTAGCGGCAAAGGCAAGATGGCTGAAGGTACAGAATTTTATACCTTTTACAGAGTTGAACTAGCCGATGAAGCTAATGGTGGTGGAGCTGCTGATACAAGCTTCAACCCAAGTGAGTTGGAGGCTTAAAGATGGACCCAGATAAATTCAAATCAGTTGCAATCAACATCAAGACTTATCAGTTACTTGAAGAGCTTTCTCAAAAAAGATTTGAGCTACCGATAAGTATGTCAAAGACTGTTGAGTTTTATGTTCAAAGAGGTCATGAGGATTTTAAAGGTAAGGATGCCAAGAAAAAAACTTCATAACCGCCTGGAGGAACTAGAAAGTTCCAGACAAGATCAATATGGATCATTCGAAGAGAATATGAATAAGATTGCTTCTTCATGGTCCATAATCTTGGACAAACATTTAATCGCACCAATCGAAGGATGGCAAGTTCCATTACTTTATGCTCAAGCAAAATTAATTAGAGCCACACACAAATTTAAAGAAGATAGTTACGATGATGCTTTGGCATACATCGTTCAAGCACATGACATGCACAAAGAAAAATCAGAAGAGATCGATACCG